TGATGATATTTTAAATATTGGCATTATTCTTCCTCTTCTTCATGTGAAAAACCGAGTGCTTCAAAAGCACCACGTAATCCACCATCTTGTTTAATTCCTTCAATAACTTTACGTTCATCTTGTGGTGTTTTTATGGCATCTTGACCGGCAGTTGATTTAACAACATCAATAAAACCTTTTCTACCTTCTGGAGTGCTAATAACATCATCTACTGTTGGTGGATCTAACGGTACTTGAATACTTCTTCGTTTTCTAGCCGGTGTTACTTCTACTGCTGCTGGTGTACCACTACTATTGAATGCTTTGTTCGGAGATTCCATTGGTCTAGGTTGTTCTGTTGATAACTGACCACTAAATGCTGACCAGTTTGGACCAGTGTAATTTGATCGTGGTTCTATAGCATAACCAGGTCGGTCTTCCCAGCCATAACCTATATCGTATTTTTTAGCAAAAGAATCGAATGCTTCATCACTATCAAAGTTGTTTCTATCAATACCTAAAGTTCTACGACTTTCATTAATTAAACGTCTAAATACAGCTGCTGTTTTATCGCTATTAATTGTTGGCAATGCTTCTCTAAGTTCGTTTAGACCAAATCCAGTACCAACTTTGGTCTTTTTGTTAACTGTTGTTTTTGATCCAGGTGCCCAACCACCGAGAGGGTTCTTTTTTGATGGTTTTGGTTTAGTATATAATTTATCGGCATTGGCAACTTCATTTCTTAACATTGTTTGAGCTTGTGTTCCTGAATGACAAATAAGCTCAGCAGTTGGATCAGTTACTGGTGCTAAAAAGTTTCCATCCACACTTTCCAAAGAATCGTATGCTCTTTGACCTTGCAATGTTGAGCGTTCTCCAAAGAACGGTGTTAGATTGTGAAATAAATTAGCAACATGTTTGCGAGCACCGGAAAACCTTGAATCCATCTCACGAGAAACGTTCATAGCTTCTATTGGGTTATTATATTTTACTTCTCGTTTTCCCTTGCGTCCTTTTAACAAATCTCTTCGGAAAGTACGCATTTTACCAATAGGTCGATAACTATAAACAATATCGTATTTTCCATTATCTTGTACGTTGGTAACTACAGCAAACATTTGTTTGTCTCTACCACCGCCACCAGCATTGTAAACGTGTTCATTATCATTATAATCTTCTGGGTTTAATCTTTTCCCTATATTGGAATCAGGGTTTTCAAGGTCCCAGTTAAGAAAATGGCAAACCGTTCCAACTTTTAATGGTTCATCAAGTTTTTTAGTACCCATCAAAGTTAGTGCAGGTGCAATAGGTTCAAACTGATCATCCACTGCAACATACCTAAGTTTTTCGTCTTTGAATTCAGTACCATTAGGTTTAGCTTTTACATCTGCTGATCTAAGAGGAACATTGCTAGTTTCTCTGTGAGGTATACGGATAAATTGATCAACCCAAGGTTGCAATGCACATTGTGGGTGGCATTCTTCGCCACTACAAAATTTATTGTGGAAAGAAATACTATGATTTTCAGCTGCTGCTGATGCCTTAATATCTGTTAAACTACGTGCAGCATCTGTGTTATAACCAAGACCGTTGCATTTTAAACATCCTTGACCATTGCAACCACGACATTGATATGCTTCTGATTGTCTAAGCGATTCAGGAATTAAAGCATATACAGCTTTTACAAGTTCACGATTTTGTCTATTTTGTTGGAAATGGTTAGTTTTTTGTTGACGAGCTTCTGCTCTAACGGGGTCTTCTATGCGAGCTCTTCTCTTTTCGCCTATCCGTTCTTTAACGTGTTTTAACCATTGACTAGGACTAACTGTAACGTTTTCTGGAACCCAAGTTTTTACTAAATTACCTTCTTCATCGGGTCTTAAAACTTCTGTAGCTAACTCAGATCTTCTGTTGGGTGTTTGCAATGCCAACGTTTCAATTGGGCTAAATGCATCACGTTCATGTTCTTGAGATACTTGTTGTTGGATTGCTTTGTTTGATTCTTCATGAGTTTCTGATTCAATGCTTTTAGTTAATTTTTGTGCTTCTGGGTTTTCAAAGATGTTAAATCCACCTTCTCCACCACCATAAAGACCTTCAACGTCAGCATCATTATAGATGTCATCAAAACCTGCGTATTTAGAGTTAAATTTATTTTTCGGCATTTTCCGATTCTTTCATCAATGGTTCAGCCATTACAAGTCCATTATCTTGTATAGATTTACGCAATGTGTCACGCATTTTTGCACTACCTTCAGCACCTTGTTGATCAAATGATTTCATGATTACATTGCGCAAAGAATTCTCATACGCACTCATAGCTTCATCATTTGATTCACCAGCATCATAAGCGTGTTCTAGTCGTGAAGCATTTTCAAACATTGGTTTTAATGATTCACGTAAGCTATCTGGTGATACGCCGGTACTTTCAATGGCAGATTGAATCTTAGGAATTGCTTCTTGAATTCTAGGGTGCAATGATTTTGCATTCATTGTACCATCTGGTTGTGTTTTAATAGTTGGAGTATCAACCGTTAATCCAGGAATATTCATTGGCAAAGATGCAAAACGTTTACCAATCAATTCATTAATATCTTCAAGCTCTGCACTGGCGGCACAAAATTTAGCATTTTTGCTTGCACGGTGTTTTTGACTTCTTTTGTTTAATTCTTCAAGAATGTCGGGTGTTATGTTGACTCCAGAAGTATAAACACCAACAAGATCAGAAGTAGTTAAATTTGGGCTAGATTCATTTAAACCGTATTGTACAACTCTTCTTCCTTCGGCATCTGTTTCAGTATTTGGTAACTGAGTTACAGGATCCACTGTAGAAAAATCTGTCATTAGCTCATGAGGGTTTGTTGCTGCTCCACCAGGATAAGCTTTACCCATTGCATATTGAAAAAGCATGTTTGGTATTTTTATACCAGTTGGTGTTACCAATTGGTGATGACCTGCTGGAAGAATTAATGCTTTTTCACTGTAGGAACCGATTCTGCAATTTTTGCAAGGAGTAGTCCATCCTTCTGTATCAGTCTCTTGGAATTCATCATCACCATGACAATCAGGGCATGAAGGATCACCATGTGCTTTCCAACCATCAACGCTACCAATAGGATCAAAATCTTCCAAAATTATTGGATTACCATCGACATGTGTTACTTCTAATTCACGTTGTTCTACAGGAAATTCTTCTGGACCTTTAGTAACAGTTTTAGGAATTGTACCTGCTCCATTACATTTAGCACAAACATGACCATCAGTTAATTTGATTGTTGCGTTATTTGAATGGCAATTCCCACATTCTACACCAAACTTAGGATTCATTGCAGAAAGGTCTTTACCAGTTTGCTTACATGTACGACATGGTATTGCTAACTCTTCAGATTTATTATTTTGCCATCTAAAACCTTCGCCATTACAATCAGGACAATTTGGACAATCTTCTTGATTAAGAATACGTGTACGACCATTACCAAGACCTTCACCAATTTGTCTACTACCATCTTCAGAGTAAATTGGTGCACCTGGTATGCAATCTCCACAAAATGTTGAATTAATAGAACGATATGGATCTAGGGAACCATTAAAACAAGGTTGTCCTTTTCTCATTCCTGGACATTTTTCACGACTAGTTACATTTCTAGATTCGTATCTATTGGGTGCTACATAAGTTGTCATTTCATCACCAAATTGGTCTTTACCAGTTGGTCTTCTAAAATATTTTTTAATTCTTGTTCCAGCAAGCCCAAGTGTTACCATTGGGATTTTTGCAAGGGCGTTGACATAACGCCCTCTATCAGCTAGTGTTCTAACATATCTAGTTCCTGAAGAAGTAGGGTCATCACTTAAATTTTCTGGCAACATTGATTGACGTAGTAAAGATTGACTAGAACGAAAGTATTTACCAAGAGATATATAGCCAGATTCATCAACAATATATTTAGGTGTAAACTCATGTTTTCTATCAGCATGGTCTTCTTGACTTCTGCCACAAATGCAAGTATTTGCTTTAACTTCATCGCTAATAGATTTTACTTTTGGAGTTCTTCTATTCCTGGTGAATATGTTGGATAATACTTCTTCTGGACCATGTTCTTCGAATACGTTTAATGGATGAGTTGGATCAAGTTCGTCTACAAATGGCAAACCACTTTGAGAACGTAGCATTGATGTTGCTGATTCTTGGTTTACAGTGCGACGAGCTTGCATAACGGCATCAGTTGGTGGTTTAGGACCTCTAGTGAAACCGGGACTACCTTTTGGAACAAATACAGTAAGACCATCTTTACCCAAACCTTCAAATTCTGGAAAATCATAACTTCCAGATGGCAATGGCACTGCTTCATAGCCAGACTCTGGACTACTCAACCATTCTTTCATTTGGTGAACTTTTAGAACACCACGGGCGTCTCTGTTATCTTTCCACTGTGGAAGAGAATCGTGGTACAGTGCAATTTCAGAACGTGCAGCAGGGTTTCCTGACAAAAGTGCTTGTGCATCACCATGGAATACTCCATATGGTTTTCTAAGTTCAGTTTGTCGTTCTACATACTTTTTTCTTCTTGCTGCAATATCAGCAGCTTCTGATGCGTATGATTCATTGGCTTCTAATTGAGATTCATCAATATACGCTGGTGCTTCTTCGTGTGGAAGAAGGTTTGGAAGTCTACGATCTGATTCTTCTGCTGTTTTAAGAAATTTAAACTTACGCATAATGTTTACCATTCTGGTCCATTAAGATCGTATTCAGTGGTAGATATATCTGGTTCGTCTGCTTCTGTGGCGGTTGCATTAAAAATTCCACCGTGTTGAGCCACTAAATCTGATACATCAAATGGTCTTTCTGTAGCAGCCATTTCACTTTCATAAGGTTCAGCACCATCATATTGTGTATAAGCATTTTGTTTTTTCTGATCATCAGCCATGTTCTGAACATAATCAGTTTGTCTTGCAGCTGCTTGTTCTTTACCACGTCTCTTGGTAACTCTGTCTTTACGATCTCGAACCCATCCATTAAATAAACGTTGCATACTTGGAGATTCTCCTGGTAGCAAAGTTTTACGTAAACCGTGTAGCATAATGTGTAGTTTCATCATTTCATCATTAGCAGAATTATTGTGAGCTACACAAGTTGTCAAAACTGTACGACCATTAGTTACATAACCTTCAGCTTTTGGTTTATTCTGAGAAGCATCAAAAGTAGGCGTATAATTTCCATCTTCAATTTCTGGATGAAAATCTGGATCGTAGTGATCAACAATATCGCAATGAGGATATTCTGATTTTGTTTGTCCGTATCGACGTAGAAATGCATCGTCAGGAAGCCTTACACGATCCCTAGCTACGTAGCAAGGTATGCCTGCAAGCGGTATGTCAGCAAAAATTTTTCTTATCTTTTTAGCCACAATTATCCTTCACACTTATACGTATCTGCTAGGAGTTGAGAAATTTGTTGTCGTTGCTGTAATGGATCTTTGACAGTTCTTTTAATAATAGCCGTACCTTCATTGATAATGCCATTGAGTCGTGTCATTTCTTCTGGACCAACCACTTCTGGTCGAATAATTCCACGGTTACATTTTGGACAACCCATATCATGTTCTATACGTGGTATAGGTACATTGTTAATGATTTTTGGAGCATCTTCTGGTAGTTCTTTAGGTTCAGCAATGTCTGGCAAACCATCTTGTTCCATCATGGCTTCTTGTTTAGCTATAGCTTGAGGGTCATCAAACATTGCATTTTGACCCATAAAACTAGGTTTTTCTTGTCTCTGTAATTGCAAATCTTGTTCTAAAGATGACCTAGTAGGTTGATCGATATTTTGTCCACGATCCCTTAGAAAAATTACAGGACCAAAATTTTCAATATCAGATATTGCTTTTTCATTAGGTGTTGGCGGAGCATAATTTGCAAGGCTCTCTTCTCTATCTTCTGCAGCAATTGATCTTGCATAGTCTAGAGCAGCTGTGTCTTTAGGATCAATACCTTCAGCTTCTGGGTTAGGAATTAAACTATTTTTAACACGTTCTTTAAGTAATGATACGGTTTCAGGAGATAATGATTCTTCAGTTGAATTTGTTGAATTGCGAGCATGTTGGCCTGGGGTATCATCATGTGGATAACCATTTACTTCTAGATCATGTTCTGGACATCCATCACAGTGGATAGTATCAGCGGATGATACACCTGAGCATTTTGGATTTTCACAATCTGAACAATGTTTTCTATTTACTGTCATTTCGCCAGTGTTGTTGCATGTAGGGCATATGTGATCTTTATCTTTAAAGACAATTTGAGATTTTCTTCTGCCTTTGCAACCTTTTTTCTTTTGCTTACACTTATTGCAGTGATCTTGTTGGTCATTCATTACAGTACCGCATGTGTCATCTTTGCAATTACGGCAATGAGTATCCCAGTATCTAAATAAGTTAAGTTTATTCCAAACAGAATTACCATTACAAGTTGGGCATAGTTCTTTTTCTGGTGCTTCCATACCTTCACCTTCTAAAACAACATCTCTTGTTCTAGGGATTGCTGGCATTGATATTGATTGTCTTAGTTCAAGGTCATTGGGGTCATATGAAGAATCTACATCATAATCATCGTTGATAGCAGATTTTTTTGTAATACCTTCTCCACGTCTTTTCAAACGCAATGGATATTTTTTAGCATATGAAGGATCTGAGAACCTACTAAGGAAATGGTTGATAAAATCTTTGGCACCAAGAACACTTTTTGGATTATATCCAAGATATTCGTTGTATTCTTCTTGCGTTAGATCTGGGTGTAATACTTCACCTTCGCTATTAGTAGCAACTTGTTTGTTGCGTGGTCTAACAGGATACTTAGTACTAATTTCTAAGTCAGAACCTGGCAAAAAGTCATTGGCATCAATATCTTCTGCATCACCCAATATACGTGGTCTTACAATCTCATCATATGAATTTGGTGTAATAGCTTCATCACCAAGAGTGGCGACATTTTCTTGTTCTGAAGGTAGTGCTTTGTTTGCTACCTTACGACCATTCATGCCAAGAAATGCCCAAGGACGATTCTTACCGTATAAGAAGAAATTCTTTACACTTTCAACACCGTGACCAACTGTATTGCTAGGAGCCAATGGGTTACGCATAAGAACGGTTTGTGTTCCAGGGTATAGACCTTCTGGACTATTCCTATCTTGTTCACCAGCATCTCTCTGGAAAACAATACCTGCTCCAGTTTCAGCGTCTGGTTTTACTGTAGGGAATTTAAATTGAGGATCTGGTTTAAAGAAGCCAAGGTATGCTTCTGGGTCAACACCTTCAGGAACTGGTGCGCAGTTATTGGCACCATATACAAGTGGGTTGCAACGGTTATATCCGTCTGTTCTAGCAATACTCACACCGTCTTTTTCGCTTCTACCACAGTGAGAACATGGTAAAGTCTTATTGGGTTCTACATCAACATGAGTTGCAATTGGTTCGCCATAATCTATACAATCTTTATTGTCACAAGACAATGAAAGAATTGGCAACTTAATTCGCTTAATACCTCGTTGGTTGCCATTAGCATATGTTTCTTTAATCATTGGATTATCAAATACAGTGTCAAAAGGTACGGCTGTTACATTACCTTCTTCATCCATAAATTCTGAATTTTGTCTTCCTTCAGGTAATCCATCTATGGTGTGGTGCGCTGGATTGAGTTGAACTTTACGCAAATGAATTTTTTCGTCCAAAGCTTTTAATGCTCTATCAGATGCTTTGTAATCTTCATTTTCACTAAGGTCACCAAGTTGACGAGCTGTTTCACGAGTTTTTACAAGATCTGGTCTTCCTTTTTGAAGTTGTTCCAAATCTTTTGTTGTAGCTTCATGTAGTTCTGGACTAAAACGGTATACTCTTCTTTCTCCAGATCCTTCTTGACCAGGGTAGAGAACATTGTAATCGTTGTCTACAAACGCTTCACTAGCAGCGATAGAATTACCGTGGTTGACACACTTAGTGTTACCACAGATTGCACTGACTGGTTGTCGCATTGCACTAGTCTCACGACCATATGGGAACATACCAGGTTCCCAGTCATACTTTGGATAACGTCCTTTTTCACCACATACTGTGCATTTTTGTGGACGCATTAAGTCCAACATCTTGCTCATTAGTTTAGGGAATCGGTGACAAGTTGTACAAAAACCTTCTGAGTGAGTTGGCAAAGTCCAACTACCTGTTGTATCAGCAAAGTCTTCAGGTGCACTTTGCAACACTTCAATAGGATTATACGAAGCTGTAGCGTTAGGGCTTTCGTGAGTTTCACCCTTTGGATGCCAAGCACCGGAAGCCACATCAAATACATGTTGACCATGTAGATTAGTACTATTATGATCTACTTCACCATTTTCATTAGTTCTGAAATTACCAGGAATGTGAGTAGATGCTTTTAAGCGGAACGAATCAGGTCCATCTGGTTCATAGAACAAGTGAATATCAAAATGACGACCACTATCGTGATGTTTTATTCCACTGAATATTTGTCGTTCTGGAGGTGTATCTCCAACATCAGCTCTAGATATTACAGCTGGAAGTTGAGCTAATCTATCTGCAAAACCTTTATGTGGGGTGCTTGCCATTCCTTCAGGAACATGATCGATGCTTGGATAGTTACCATTGTACCAGTGTTCTTTGTTGCTATCCCACATGTTTTTGGCGTCATCAATGTGAACATTACCCATTCGTTGTTCGGCGGGTTCTCCAAATGCTGATTCTCCTACCATTTTTTGATAGTCAGTATTAACAGCTGGGTCTATGTTTCGTACTTCTGCAACTTTAGAGTTGTACTTTACTTTATATTTTGAATTGTACATAATCAATTCTTAGCTTATCACTTGTTCAAGATATTTTGCAATTGTGCAATTCTTGAACTAACTCTTGATCCAGCATTTCCCATTGCTTGTCCACCAATACTTTGAGGAGCAGGAGTTGATACTGGAGTAGGAGTTGGAGCAGCAGGAGTGGCTGGTGCAACAGGTGTCATTGCAGGTGCTGGAGTTGATACTGGAGTAGGAGTTGGAGTTGGAGTAGGTGCTTGTGTTGCAGGAGCAGGAGCAGCAGGTGTTGGTGCAGGAGTAGATGGAACTGGGGTTGCTTGTGATGTAAGAGGAGTTGTTGTTGGTGTTGAAGTAGTGGTGGTTGCAGGTGCCGGTGTCGAAGTTGCAGTAGATGAAGTAGGTACAGGAGCTGGTGCTGCAGGAGTAGGTGTGCTTATTTGATTTTGTGCAATGTTAGGATTAGTACTTATTGCAGGTGCAGGTGTGCTTACAGCAGGAATTGGAGAACTTATAGTGGGAGCAGGTGCAGCAGTTGGTACTGTTGGTGCTACTACAGGAGCAGGTGCAGGGGTTGCTGCTATAGGAGTAGCTTTAGGAACTGCTGCTACAGGAGCAGGTGTAGCACTACCACCGGTACCTGGCATCATAGCAATCATGCCATCTTTAATAAAATTTGTATCGTTTGATCTCTTCAATCTCTCAGATAACTTAGCAATTCTTGCACTAATCTTAGAAGAAGCATTTTGCATTTGCTGTTCATCAATTCCTTGTGGTGGTGTAGCTTGTACAGGTGGTTGTTGAACAACATCACTAGAAACAGGAGCAGCAGGAGCAGAAGTAGGTACAAATGTTGTTGGTGCAGGAGTTGTTGGAGCTACAGGTTTTGTAGAATCAATAGATGTATCAACACCTTGTTGTGGAGCTTTTGGAAGATTGTTTTCATCAATAGTAGGATCACCAGTTAATCCAGGGTGCGTATTAACAGGAGTTGTAGGTGCTTTTGGTGTTGGCTTGTCCGGAATGTTTGGGTTACTTTCAGTTGGGTCTCCCGGATCACCATCATTGTCTGGATCGGTGCTCTTCGTTGTTGCAACAGGCTTAGTGCTAACTGGTTTTGAACTTGCTGGAGTTACACCAGAAGCTTGTTGGTGAGCAGCTGTTTGAGCAGCAGTAGGTAGAGTTACTTTAGGTGGTGCAGCTGGTGTTTTAGCAACACTTCCACCAGGATTAGCTGGTGCTAGTAATGCTATACGGTAAAATTTGTATCTTTTGATTCCTTAAGAAAGTATGATAGTCTAGCAATCTTACGAGCAGCACCCTCTTTAGCATTTGGATTACTTTCGTTTGGATCATTAGGGTCATTATCATTATCTGGATCAGTTGCTGATGGTGCTTTTTGAAACTGCATGTTACCTTCAGCAGCATTTGCACTAGGCATTGGAGTTCTAAATGATGATGGTGCTGATGGTGCTGGTGGAGTAGAAGCACCGGATGGCTTGTCCCCTTGAACACCTTTAGTAAATTGACTAATAAGAGATCCTGCGGCTGCGGCGGCACCGGCAAATGGTGCAGCAACACCCTTAGCAACGTCAGTTGCAGCAGTTCCTACTGCATCAGCAGCACCTGCAACATCATGACGAGCTCTGTCAAATTGATTAGCAGTAGAGTGAGCAACATCAGCTGCAGCAGTTCCTACTGCGTTTCCAGCAGCTTGTGCAGCAGACCCTATACCAGAAGCAGCATCTCCTACGCCAGTTCCTACGGCGTGAGCAACACCTTTAGCAACATCAGAAACTTGACTTGGAAGTTTTTGTACTTCGTTTCCTACTGCTGATACTCCTGTGCCTACTGCTCTTGTAGCATCTCCTACACCAGTTCCTACGGCGTGAGCAACATCTTTAGCGCCAGTTCCTACTGCATTTGCAACACCCTTAGCAACGTCAGTTGCTTGGCCTGGAAGTTTTGTTACTTCGTTTCCTACTGCCTTTGCAGCAGATCCTACACCAGAAGCAGCATCTCCTACGCCAGTTCCTACAGCGTGTGCAACATCTTTAGCGGCGTTTCCTACTGCTTTTGTAGCCTTGCCTGCACCTGATCCTACATCAGAAATAGCTTGACCTAGGTCAGAAATAGGATTCCATCCCCATGCAGTTTTTGTACTACTTTCTTTGCAAAAATCACAGTTAGCGTGGCGAATTGACCATTCTTCGTATACTGCTCGTACAAGCTTAGCTTTAGAGTCACTGACATTAGCAAGCTTGCGATAAGCTACCTTCTCGATGTCTTCTTCAACCATTTGCATGCGTTGAGCTAATTCTTTGTCGCTGTGAGCGAGGAATAGAAAATCACCAGTTTTTGTAAGCAATTCATGCTTAGCAGTTACTAGTTTCTTACCGGCAATCTTTGCGTCAAAAGCAAGATTTACTGTGTCATCGTAATCGAACATCGAGGTCATCGTGTTACTCCTTATATTGTTCCCGTAGGAACGCTGGACAATAAGCGTTATTCGCTTACTACCTACGACAGATTCCGTATACTTTTAAATGGTAGGAATGGTAGGAATTGAACCCACGACCGAAGGATTATGAGTCCTCTGCTCTTACCACTGAGCTACATTCCCTTGGCTGAGGGACTAGGACTCGAACCTAGAATAAGGGCTTCAAAGGCCCCTGTGTTGCCATTACACCATCCCTCATTGGCTCCCCAGATAGGATTCGAACCTATAACCTAGCGATTAACAGTCGCTTGCTCTGCCGTTGAGCTACCAGGGAATGTTTGGCTAATCGCCCTTTATTACTCTGATGCTATCATCATCAAAATGTTGTGTAGAAAATTCAAATACACGAGCATTTTCTAATCCTATCAATTGATGACGTAGACCCGTGCGTATGTGAAAAGAATCACCAGGTTGTAGAACAATTTGCTCTGCCTGATTAATATCGTCAGTTTCACCGTATACAAGAACAACGGAACCATTCTCTACGTAGAATGTTTCATCTTTGATATTGTGGTAGTGCCAAGAAAGTCTTTTACCTTTGTTGAAATGAAGAATTTTTGAACAATACTTTTCTGTATTGCAAACGATCTCCTCGTAACCCCAACCTTTTACTACGCATTCTCTAGCTGAAGAAGTGTTCACTATTTATTCCTTTATCATCAACATAGAAGTCACCAGAAGGTTTCCCCATAATTAATTGGTGGTATTGACAACCCCAATCTTGCAATTGTTGTTCTGTTAATTCTCGGAAAAGCTCGCTAGCTTTTACTGGGTCATTATCAGTTCTATCCATACCTCTAGCTGTAAAGTAAACAACCTTATGACCTTGGTCATATAAACTGTTTACTTGAATTATAGCATCGTGATATGGTTCTGCTTTTGCGTAATCACCATCGATAGTATTGCATATGGTGCCATCAATGTCAACTACAAACTTCATCTTTCTAGAATCCTTGTTGTTGAGTATGGTTCTATTCTTTCAAAATATTTTACAGTCTTGGCATATTCTTTACCAGGAAATTCTTTGCCCCACCAATCACTACCAGCAAACCAAATATCTGGGTTAAGGTTTTTTACAATATTGATAAGTTGTTCATCTGAATTAAAAAGTACAACATTGTCAACATGTTTTATGGAACTAATAACATATTTTCTATCATTTTCATTATGAAAAGGACGATCAGGACCTTTTTTCTCTGATACGCGTCTATCAGTATCAATGGCAACTGTGAGGGTTCCACCATAGCTTTTAGCGTGTTCTAATAATGCAATATGTCCTTTATGGATAACATCAAATGTACCAGTCAGGAATAGTTGTTTATTTTCCATTTAAATATTCTTCTATCGTTTTAAATTTGTGGTCACCCCACTCCTTCTTAGCACATGTGTAGGACTGATATTTACCAACCAAGTGTTCGGGAAATGGAATGATATTTACTTCACCATTATACTGCTTTGCAACGGCATTTGCAACTTCTTCAAAACTTCTTGGATTACTTGTACCAAGATCGTAGATACCAGATCGTTTGTCGTTGTTTAATACTATATCTACAACATCATCTACACAAATAAAGTCTCTTTTAAAATTTTCTGATCCTTCAAATAGATTAAGTTTACCAGACTCTTTAATTTGCCACGTAAATTTGCTAACTGGGCTTGCCTGGTCACCTTTATGTTCTTCTCCGTCACCATAGACGTTGAAATAACGAAATCCTTGTATAAACTTAAAATCATCGATATTGTCTTGTACCCAGTAATCAATCTGCAATTTAGACATGGCATAATGATTGATAGGGTTAGGTATACCGTCCAAATTGCCATAAACTGAAGCTGATGATGCATACTTGATTGGAATACCGTGATCTCTAGCTTTTTCCAACAATGCCAGAGTGAACTCTATGTTGTAATTATACAATAGTCTAATATTTTTTTCTGTGGTGCTTGATATAGCACCCTGGTGAAGAATAAGTTTAACTTGATCCCATGCATTAAAATTGGAAAGGAAATAATGACAGTCTTGTTGATTGACTATCAATATACGTTGTCCATCAAGAGCTTTTAAGAAGTTCTTGCCAATGAACCCTTCGGATCCAGTAAGTATAATCAAACCGATTCCCATTCTTCGTGATTGTATTCACCATTATGGTCCCAATATAGTTCAGATCGTGAAGCAGGGTAAACAATATCCCAATCTGTGAATTCGTAACCATTATCAACCAATACATCATTTCTGATAGCAATCATATCGTCAGAATGAATCCAAACAGGGGTATATCCGTGTGAGTTGAACATTTTTTTAAATGCATACGGAGAAGCACCGTACCATCCGTTGTTTGACCATAACCAATTAATATCATATTTGCGTGTTTGGCTTTCATAAGGTTCAAAACGAACATTGTTTTCAACCATCACCACTCTAGGAGAATACTTATTAAGCATTGCATCAGTAATCCAGTAATCCATACCATCAAGATCAATTGATACAAAATCTGGCGACTTTGGAACATTGTGCTTATCAAATAGATCACAAATGTTATCTTTGGAAATCCATTCCATGTGATAATTAATTGTGGTGTTATTTACATGTCTACTGTATTGTTCATCACCTTCCATAAGAAGGCCATTCCAACCATTCATGTGCAAGTATGCTGTATTAGACAGTTCTGGCCAATCAGTGGCACCAAACTCAACATAATACTTATTAGTGGTACCTATCTTGTCAAATGTGTATTCAATAAATGAGTCTTGACCCTTTTGAGAAAACCCTTTGCTTATTGCTGGAACCTGATCGTATCTTAGAATTGTCATATAGTGGTCACTCCTCGATGTTTTACAACTTCTGATGCACACTCATTGGCATACACAATACTTTGTTCAAGATCTTGACTATTGACGTATTTAACAACCAAAGCTGCCATAAAAGCATCGCCAGCACCTGAAGAATCTTTGACTTCCATTCTTTTAACAGAATACCGTTTGCCATTGTATTCACATCCATGACCACCCATTGTGTGAATAATCTTATCTTTATAAGCATTTGTTATATCAGGATCAGAATTATTGTATTCGTAATCATTGATTTTGATTATGAAAGCTTTCTTTGCCCATTTTCCTAGTTTTTTCTTTGTATCAAGGAATACACGTGGATGTGATTTACAAATTGTTTCAATGTCATCTTCTGTCAAGAATCCTTTATTGTAATCAGAAATAACAATGACTTCATATTGTTTATAATCAATTGGTGTATCAAATATACCGTAGTTAGGTTCTGTATCTACTCTAAAGAACGTATGGTTAGTAGCTTCATGCACATATCTTGTCTTAGTAATAGATTCCCAATTGTCATTGGTAATAATACTGCAATCTTCAACAATTGTTATATTTCGCAGTACGTTCATTGCCATACCTTCGTTCTCTTCTTGATGTAGAACATTCAATACTGGTACTGGCACGTCAGGAGCAAGGCGCACTGCGTCACAATAGACAAATACGTCTTTACAACTTTCACCTATCACTAGGATACGTTTCATTTTAGTATCTAGACTTCTTTTCAATAATGATAGCTGGACGATTACTCATAGCAGCATTCATAAACGCAAGAACTACTTCTCTAGCATCGGTAGGTTCAATTACTGGAATAGTTACTGCAGTTTTGAGAACATCAGTAAAGTCTTGTGAGTGTGTAATACCAGAATAGAACGGACCAGAATCAGCAGACACTGCACGCACAATAACAGGCACTTTGAATTCACCGTGCGAGATTCTTTCAATCTTGTCTAAGTGGTTTACAATAGCATCCATAGCAACCATCATAAAATCGTGACGTTCAAAATAAACAACTGGTTTAAAACCTTCAAATGACATACCGATAGCTAGACCCATCATCAAGTTTTCAGCAACAGGTGTTTCAATTTTTTGTTCTGCTGGTACACCTTTCAATGTACCCATAGCATCACCTCTTGCTACGTTATAACCAATAAAGACAGCGCCTTCACTACCTAATTTTGTCATAACTTGTTCCATAGTATCCTTATACGAAGCACCTTCAGTATCTACAGGAGGATTCAAATATTCATATGGTTCAAGAGGTGGAAAGTACTCATCGTCAGTCTTTTTTACAGCTTGCGACAAGTCAATCATACCGGGTTTACGTGCATGTGGGTAAGTGATGTCATATTGATATTTCTTTACACACTTAAAAGGCCATTCAAAATGAGCAGTGCTACCCCAACGTTCTTCATTGGTTGCTTCTACTGAACGGTTGTTAGCTTCAATCACAAAGGTACATGGTAGATCCATGCCTTCTACATAACGAGCAGCTTCGAACAAGTGACCATTGTCTTCTGTACCATCTCCAACAAAACACCAGACCTTTTGGTCAGATCCCTTTTTCTTTAGAGCAAGAGCAATACCAGCTGCGATAGCAGGTGTACCACCAATGATTGCGGAACAGAAGAAATTACGTTCTCTGTCATAAACAAACATACTTCGTCCATTAAGGATGCGATTTTCCAATACATCCTCAGGGATACCGTGTAGTAGAGCGTGATAGTGGCTACGGTGATTACTAATAACGTAATCACCTTCCTTGATATCCTTAAAGATATCAATTAGCTGTTCTTCATTGCCACCTGATAGGTGAAACAAGAATGGCAATTTATTATCTAAGTAAAGATCACCAATTCTATTCTCAAAAGCAATTAGCTCTTCAGGTGTCCAATTACGCTTATCCATTTTATTTATCTTCCATTTCAATCATGATTCTACCGGCATTACCGTTCTTAAGTGTATCAAATGCTTTGTTAACATCAAACAATTTATATTGATGAGTTACAATTTTATCAATATTAAGTTTACCATCTTTGTTGAGGTTGACATATCGGGGAATATCTTTCGAGGGATCTGTCTTGCCACCTTGTGTAGCTTTGATGCTGAGTCCGTTGCCATTAAAGAAAGAAAGAGCGTTAGCGATCTCCAAAGATTCACCTGGTTTAGGTTGACCCACTAGGATCATTCTACCATTGTTAGATAGATAACCAAAACTCTTTTTGATTGCATCAATGTTGCCCGTAGTATCAATTACTACGTCTACTTTTCCATCAAATTCATATTTGTTACTAAAGAACTTGTCAGCACCAGCATCAAACGATAACCATGCTTTATCTTCTTTATTATCAATAGCAACAATTGGATTCACACCACGTAAAACTGCACCTTGGATTAGGTTTAGACCAACTCCACCAGTACCTATGATAGCAACGCTTTCACCAATCTTAAAATCACACTCATTGTCAATAATGCCAAGTGCAGTAGTTAAACTACATCCAAGAAGGGCAGCAAAATGATTGGGAGTATCAATAGGAACTGCAGTAAGTCTATTTTCTGAAACTATAGAGTATTCACTTAGTGTGGTAACCTTACCACTACTGATAGTCTTGCCATTAAGTACATATTCTGGGAACGGAGCTTCAATTCCATTTCCTACACGCCAATGCATGACTACTTTGTCACCAGGTTTAACAGTGGTAACACCATCACCAATTTCTTGTACAATGCCACAGCCTTCGTGACCCATAAGGTGAGGTAAAAATTTACCATTACCTTTATTGCCATTAATCTCATGTAACTGAGAACCACAGATACCGCTAACAAGTACCTTTACAAGCACTTGGCCAACTTTCAATGATGTAAGTTCTATGTCTTCTACTGATAGTGGAGCGTTTAACTCTCTTAGAATAGCAGCTTTCATTAGATCAACTCGTAAAGTGACTTGATAGTACGGAATTTGTCGTTAAGGTCAAATGTTCTAGCCATATCACGGTAAGGAACATTTGTATTAACACGATCAAGCAAAGATATAAAATTTTCAACTGTTTTCATGCTTTCATTATTCACAGAAGCGATAAATGGTGCATTTGGTACACCGATAATGTTTTTGCAACGCTTAGCAAGTTTACCAATGTCAATTAAGTTTAGATTGTAATCTTGCGTGCTACGATATCCATCAACTTTGACGGTTGTGATGACGTTATGACCTTCATTGTTCAGTTTTTTTAACAATGCAGCAAAACTCTTGTCTTGCTCTTCTCTAGACATCCGAAGGATAGGGCTAACAGGGTAACCATTAATAATCAAGTAGTCAAAGTCTTCATCCAATACATCTTTTGCAAAACATGGTTCATTTAGAATAGTTTCTTCAATAGAATCAAATGGTTGTTGCAGATGTGGCAGTTGTTTAGCTAGGTAATTACCAATTTCGTATGACCACATAAAATAACTGCTCAATGTGCTATCTTGCTTTGATACGTGGTGTGATTCATAAAGACTGTCACCAAGTATGGCATGACACCATAAGTCAATAGAGTAACGTGGGTGTGGCATATCAACAAATTTAATATTTTTATCAAGTATTAGTTCTGCTAGCTGTTCTCGGTAATTAACAGGAATAAAAACTTTAGCATTAATCTGTGGATTCTTTTCGCACAACTTGTTTACTACGTGCAATGCTACAATACAATCACCGTAGCCTTTATCACAGTGGAAATACAAATCGTTAGTCAACAAAAGATCTAGATTTGGCATTTATATAACTTTATCGCAGACCAGAGATGATTGTGGTGATTTGAGCAACATTATTATTCTTTCTAATAAAGTGGCGATCTCGATGGGACTTGAACCCACGACCCCTTCCGTGACAGGGAAGTGCTCTAACCAAACTGAGCTACGAGACCAGAAGAATTACTTCTTCTTGGGTGTAGCTTTCTTGGCAGCTTGTACTTTCTTGGCAGCAGCCTTAACTGGAGTAGGTACTACTTTTGGCTCCGATGAAGGCAAAACCTTTGGTGCTGCAGGTTGTGGTAGTGTTCCAAGAAGCCAACCAAACTTAGGGTATTTCTTTTCTAGTGTACTAATTGCTGTGTAATACAGACCAGAAACAACAGGTGTCAACACAGCGAATGTACCGGTGTTCAACTTACCCCACTTGGATGTACCCCAAGCAATAAGAGCACCAACAATGGCTGCAACAAATGCACGACCTGTTGCTCTTGTTGTAGTTGTATTAAGTGGACTTGACATTATTCTTTCTCCTTATTATTGGTGAATTTGACGGATACCTGAACACCATTAACTTGAGTACGTAGGCTGTTGAGAAGTCCAGCGATAGTTTCGCTGATCTCTTGGCTTGCGAGCTCGTCGCTTTGGGTATTACGGGCATCATAACTTATGGATATAACAGCTTTTTTCATAAGAATGAATATAATGCATATTTTTGTAAAAGTCAAGCTTTTTACAAAAAATTATTATTATGCAATAATATTGAAAGAAGCAGCTAAATCAGCTGGCATCATTTGATATGGGTTTCTATCAAATATGACACCACCGGCCCACAATGATTGAGCTACTACTGCACTGCAAATCATTGTGTTGTTATTTGTAAATTGCAACTTAATACCTGTGATTAAATCCAGGGTAATACTGACTATGGTAAAGAAACCATACTTATCCTTAATAAAGCTTTTGCAAGCAGACACCGTTTGATCACGGCTTTGTTTGTTAAGCTTTGTTGTGACGTAGTAATACTCTACATCAGCATACTCACTAATATTGCTAGTTATTACTCCACGTCCTACTGCCTCAACAATGGTTCCATCTTCGCCAACAATCATTGCAGCATGATTCCATCGAGAAAATGGCTTCATTTTACCATGATATCTAATAAATTGACCAAATCGAATTAACTTGGCTAAGACACCTGTAGTTGATACCAAAATAAAGTCTCCTGGGACATATTGTTTTGGATCTTCACCTGCGGCATATATCTTATATGTCGAAGTCATTTATATCGCCTTCATAATCGTATGTTTCATTAATTCCAAAGAAGGATCCGTAAGCTGCACCACCTAGCGGATGCTCACCGACACCCAACATATCTAATGTTGATCCATATTCTCTTTTAATACCTTGTTCATCTTCTTCTTCTTTATTATCTATCACAGATGCTGTAATACCAGCAAGTGGTGCTGATGAAGATGACAAATCATAATCTTTGTTGCGTTCTACACCTAGTTGTGTACCTTGTTCATTACCAGGTTGAGTTACAAACCAGCTAGCACCGCTTATAGGGGCTCCTCCGCCAATTCCGGTACCTGGGTTAGCCTTCTCATGCAATCCACCGTCTCTAGGTGGGTCTCCGACGCTTTGAAAGCCATTTGGTTTGTTAAGAGTAAAAGCACTACCTGCATCGGTATCAATAGCAATACGTTTAAAACCACCAAGAACGGCGGGAAGTGGACGATGTTGCTTTGCACCAGTTTCTAATTGATCTTGTGGACCAGTTTCTACTCTATTGGCATCACTAGTAAGATCAGCAGGTGTTAAACCATGTACAAAAGATTGGTCTTCCGAAATAAGGTCGGTGGGGTCTGCGTATTTAACGCTAGCGTGGTGTCCAAGAGTGTCATCTGGATCTGCATCGATTTGATACTTAGGAACACGGTTAAGAGGAGTGTTTAATTTTTCATCTACGCCAGTATTACCGGTATTAGGGTCAACATTGGGGGCAAAAGCTCCTACACTTCCTGCACCCGTAGAACGTTCACCAAAATCCATGATTCCTGCTTGTGGCAGTCGTAGGATTTGGATTTTGCGAATAGCATCCTGAGCAGTAACGCTTTCAACAAATTGATTCCAAAGAATTTTATCTCTAGCAAGTGTTGATGTTAGCTCTGAGCCAAGTGATAGGGTAAGTATAAAACCTTCATCATGAACAGTTACTTCTGGATCTGCTTCGTAACCCTCAAATTGTGACATTATAGAACGAATGATGCCTTCACGGTTGTCTTTAGTCACATAAGGATTAAAAACACAGCGAAAATTCTTCCTCTGTAGTCCAAGAGAATTGCTCATATACTACATACGCGGATACTTGAGCTTTTTAAACCGTTCTAGGCTAGTGCCTTCATATCTACGACATAAGTAATCAAGGGAAACAAACATTGGGTCATAGCTTCCGCCATTAACTTGATGTTTAACGACAATACCACGCCAGTGAGCATTACCCTGAGGTCCTTTGTAGTTTTCATCATGCAGATAACAAGCACCTGCTACGAGGCCATGTTGGGATCGTGCTCCACCATCTCTACCATCACCATTTACATATCTCAGACCATAGAGAAGAGTCTGCTGGTGCCCCATAGTAAAAGAATGACCAATGCTCTTAAGACGACCATCGATTGTTCCACCATAAGGATTACCCGTCATTGGGTTATAAAAGAAGTGACTGTAAGCTACGCCATCAAGCCATAGAATTTCTTTGAATGGCTTTACTTGCCATCCAGTACGAGCGTAATCAAGGTCGTCTGTGCTAAACAATCCATCAATTTGAGCATCATTTTCAGTTGCACGGTTAATACGGTCTTCGTGATTACCTAAAAGAATATGACGCTCTGGATTCCATTTTGCGTGCTTAGTCTTACGTTGTTGATCATTGTAATCGTAAATAGGTTGATTAAGAATACGCCATGCTTCGTTAGCAGATTCAATGTCTTGAACTACTCTGCGACCTTCCATGCTCTTCTTTCCTTTATCATACAATGAAAGAGCTGGCATATCTGCATGGTCACCTAGGTGAATAATCTTAATATTCTTGTTGCGATATTCCTCAACGATAAACATTCCAATCCAATTCAGGTGGTCTGTAGGAACACCGTCCTTGGCTTGAGTATCTGGAATTACAATGTGTACAACTGGTTCGGTTTCTACTTGCAATTCTTTTTTCTTAAGGTTCACATTATTCCTTAACTATTCGTTAACATCATTCGCGTCAAGGTCCAAAACATCCTGAGTTTTTTCACCATCTTTAATGTCCAACAAATTACGTGTATCTTTTGTTGTTACAATTGGTGAAGTTGGGCTATCAGTCAAAGCGTTGGAACCTTTACTGGGTTGTGTACTATACCTAATCATTATTGCACCTTTCTTTGTGTCTGTCAAACCTTAATTGCAAAGTTTCTAAAATATTTTTTATTGCTTTATTTTTATCTTTGGATAGAGTATTTTTCCAAATTGTTGAATTTGATGGATTAATAACAATTTTACCTTCATGACGATTGCCATTGGTTAAAAGGAATGCATCATATGATATATCGCATTTATCGCATTTAATAGTCTTAATTATTTCATATTCTACTTCATATGAAAAATCAACATTACCTTTGTTTATAGTAATGCCTTCTGGCAAACCTTCAATTTCACTCATGCGTTTTAAAGGCCAAAATTCCAAGATCTTTTAGATACTCTTCAGGAGTAATATTAGTAACTTGTGAAAGAAGATTCAATAAACTCAATACTACACCCGTTAAACAGCTGAATAGCGCCAGAGGGTCGCTTTCTAATACCATTTCATAAGCTACATCTTCTTGTTCACTAGTTATTGCTGTGAGTAGAGCTACTACTAATCCAACATTTTCAGCAACATCATCCATATTATTTACCGGATGCTTTAAGGAACCAATTCCATTTCTGATGCATATCAATGCGTTCAGCTATAAAATTGGCGATGCCTTGTTGGTTGGACTTGTTTGCTAAGTCAAATGTTTTCATTAAAGTAATAATGAGATCAGAGTTTAGCGCAATCAAATAATTTGTCAAGGCTTTAGCATCACTGGTTTGTTCATCAACTTCATTGAGGTTTGCTATTTTAACAAGATCACTCATGTTATATTTTGCATATCCACCAAGTTTACGGATATTTTCAGCAATAGGATCAATACTATCGTAAACGTCGCTTACTATTTCATCAAATAATTTGTGGTATTCGTAAAAATCAATTCCTGTAACATTCCAATGGAATTCATGTACAGTGTGATAGAACAAGGCAACATCGGCAAGCAATTGTTGTAGTTGTTTAACGAGTGGTGGCTGGTTTGACTTTGGTGCACTGTCATCTTCTACAGCACCAACAACTCTAAACCCATTCCAGGAATCAGTCATGTTACAACCAGTTAAGGTTATCCCCAAATGATTCGTTTAGGCTTTCTTCAACCAATTTAGCTGATAGCTTATTCGCACTAGCTGACTTGATGCCACGGAAAGTGCTTCCTTCTTTGCGAGCTCTACGGCAGATTTCTACATTGTCAACAAAGTTGTCAATAATAGCTGCACGCTTTTCTACATCAAGAATTGGAAGAGTTTTTTGTTCTACATAGTATACAGCAGCTTCACGAGTGTTAAGTTGACTGTCAAGAAGACGGTGACCCTGATCTTCAATCCATACTTCAGCACCAGCAGTTACAAAGTTAATCCAGTCGGCATCTTCGTATTCACGATTGATTGAAGCAGCAGTACGATAAAGAAGGCTACCATCATCTTCACCAAGGTCAGCGGTTCCTGCACTGCTAACACGATATTCTTTAGCGATAGTTCCACCTGGAAGACTATTCAGGTAGTCCTCAGTGTCAAAATCAACATATTCAGAAGCAATTTTCTCAAGAGATTCTTTTTCTGCACCAAGTTCTGTAAGAATATTTGCGTAACGCTCAAGTTCTGTCATAGAAGCATTAGGGTTGCTAGCAGCAGTCCTTGTAGTGTCAAGGATGTCTTGTAGTCTGTCTAGTCTAGCGAAGATACTCTCTGAAGAGCCGTTGAACCAGCCATTGTCTGCGGCGGCAGTCTTAGCTTGTCTTTCAATGTCATCGTAGTTCATAATGGAATCTTTCTGTTTTCCTGTTTACTAGTGCAACTCGTGCATTAGTTTACATTCGTCTTCGGGGCAATTGTGTGCAGTGCAGTGACCTACTCCAAAGATTTCTTTTGAAATTAAATCTGCAAGTCTTGGTGTAATTTTGCTAGCAGTTGTACCACTATTGGCAGGATTAGCACCATTAAGTTCACCTGGTTGGATTCCACCTGGAGCAGCTGGTACTTCACCATTAGCTCCACTTCCACCAGATCTTAAAGCACCCGTTTGCATTGGACTTTTACCTGGGTGGCTTGTTAGTGGCATAGGATTTGATTGAGCACCAAATCCAAGAGGGTTTGAAGGATTTCCACCAGGTTGCATTGGTCCATCTGTAACACTAGCTGGTCCACCTGTGAAATAAGCTAAAGCATTGACAATCTTTGAAGCACCCTTAGCATGTTGAGCAGCATAAATAGAATCTTTAGCTTTTTGCTTAGCTTTTGCTTCACTATCTTTATTGCCTTCAACATATGGGAAACATTTAGCTTTTTTACCTGGTCCTTTGTAACCTGGTTGATTATCAGAAGTTGTGCATGATGTTGGTTCATCACTAGCAGAGAATTTAAAACCAAATGTAGCACTAGCAACAATGCGACGACAATCTACACAATAAGTTTCATCTCCAGCTGAGCTAACTTTTGTTATTGTACGACCTGTATCGCAAATAGGGCAATTATTCATTATTATACCTCGAAAAATTTCTCAATTACATCAATTGGATAAATAGAAGCAATTTTAGCAGCAGTAACAGTTCCAGTACCGTCAGTCAATTCAAGTGGACCACGATCGTAGTCTTCTGGGTGCATTTTGTTATCACGTGGGATAGCATTACTGTTAGGCTTAACATCGTACAAAGTTTGGCCAACGCTTTGTTGTGGAGTTTTGTTATAAAATTTAAATTGATCATAACCGTGATAGTAATCATCTGAAAGAAGAGCGAGATCTTCGTCAAGTGGCTTACCAGCTTGTGCATCGTTGTATCCACGGTAGTAAAGTTCACTGTCATTAGATTTCTTTTGGAAAGTGTCAAGAGTGTTTTCTACAAAACTTCTTTTTGATTCTTCTTTAACAATTTCTTTACCAGCTAATTCGTCTTTAACAGTAGGTCCTTCTACGTGTTCAAGATCAACACTTGCTACGTGGCTATTTTCAAGGTCTCCACCTGCAAACAAGTGGTCCAAAGCGCCATGATCATCATTCGGTTGTCCACATCCGCAGTTTGTGCATGCAATGCGAGTTAGGTTATTTGGTACGAAGTTCTTCTCGCAGTGATTGCAGAAGGGTTCTCCGTTTTCCATAATGTATGCGATTCGTGCGTTCATGTTACTTCCTAGTGCTCCGTTAATGAGTGGTGATAAAGAACCTGGGCTAACACTGCTCAGTCCTTCATTTGATACAATTCCTGGTTCTTTTTCTAAATCTGTATGAAAATGACCTGTTGGTGCAGTCAAACCAGTTGAATTGTTGTCCTGGTTACCAATGTCTGCTCTTCTAACAAAACCAACGTGTCCTACAGCAGACTGTCCAGGAAGCCCAAAACCTTCTTCATGATTTTCGATGGCTTCTAAAGAATCATCGTTTTCATAAGTTCCGGCACTGGTATCTGCGTATTTCATTATTAACTAGTACGTTCTAAGATCTATTTTACTTATTCCCAAGTGGTGCCAGAATGTTCGTTTTCCTCTTCTGGCATCTCGGTGTCACCATGATTGGTCTTTGCAGCCCAATTGTCATGATCAGCAATTTTTTCTTCAGGAGATTCCATCAATGGATTCCACTTACGAGTTCCATTTTCAGAATCCCAGTGATCATTGCATCCTTGTCCAGGTGCACAAATAGGTTGTCCATGAAATGAGCCTGAGCAATTAGGATTGCCACAACTTACACAATTATCACCATCTGGATTGTTTTCTGAACGAGCAATGTTGTTTGCACAACCGCTTCCTGGGATGCAATGTGGCATACCATTAAATTTACCAGCGGTTGGTTGACCACAACGACAAATTGTTTCAAGAATCATTTCTAGAAGACGTGGTATATCCTTGACTTTTTCAAGAATTTCCATTTCCATATTTGAACCAGCTTGTTTAGAAGAAGCTGTTAACATTGGCCCCACTCGTACTGGTCCACCTAAACTATCGTTTCCACCATATGCACCAACTGAAGGAGTAAGAGATGGTACCGATGGGGCAGTATTTCCATTTCCAACGCCAAGAACTTTTTCAGCACCCTGCATACCTAAAAATCCTTTTAAAGCACCCCATCCTTTAGATATACCACTTCCTACGGCATCAAATAATTTGGGTCCATATTTAACAGCGTCAGCTACACCTGCAGCAGCGTCGGTTCCAACTGCAGCAACGTCAGCAACTGGGTCTAAACCAAGTTCACCAGCTGCAGCAGCATCAGAAACACCTGCAACACCATTTAAAGTACCTGCAATATCGGCAGTACGCAACATCTGTTGTTCTTCTAGCAATTCTTCTAATCTTTTAGGAATAGTCATTATAATTTCTCCAAGTCAGACATTAGATCTGCTAACCGCATATCTCCGTATTGTCCTTTTTCTACAATTTCTGGGGTAATTAAGGCCCATGATTCTTGCATATAAGAATTAAGCCATTCCCACGATACTTGCTGCACTTTGCCCCATGTTATACATTGGGCGTAGTCTTTGTCGTATCCAACGAGGACTACACAGTGACCACCTTCAATTTGATTATCAGCAGGAGTATGAGTCAAAGCCCATGGTTGATTGTTGATAAACTGTTGTTGAGCAACACCAGGCATTTGAACACCAATATATACTAAACCATAACTGGCAATAACACTGCGAAGCTCGTCTTGATCAGCATGGTCAGTTGGAGCAAATGCTGATAGTTTTTTACCAAAAATTTCATTATTTTTCCAATATGTTAGAAGGTCCGCTTCGACAGCTCCAGTATCTTGTCCGTTAGTAAAATTGAGATAAGCTTGCTCGACTTCGGTGTCATTAGGGAATTGTTCAGAGATTTCCAAAACATTAGCGTTAGCCATTCTGGCGTGAACAATACCAGCAAAAGTACAATCCCCATATTTATCATTCCCTAACATGCCCCAATCCGCTACACTAGGAACAACAACACTTTCTGGGGCAGTTGGAAGTGGGTTGCTTTGATAAAAAGCCAACATATGTAGCCCAGCAGGGCGTTTAGGATCTAGTTTACCTAGTTTACCAACAATACGATCTGTCATGATTTCTCCTTATGGGGTCCAACTTGGACCAAGATAATGTGGTTGCAACATAGCCTTTTCAGGATCCATACCAGCAAAGTCAGTTGATGGCATTCCTTCAAAACTTAACTGTTCTTCCTGTGGTGGAGGTGCAGGTGTAGTTATTGGTTGCAAGGGTTTTGGTTTTCTAGGTAATACTTGTTCACTATAAAATTTTTTAGCTTCTGGTGTATCTTTTTTGCCAGGTCGGACGTAACGATGTATATATTCTTGCCTATGTGCTTCGTAATCATCGCTAGCATATCTAATATTCCAATTAGTCACAGCAGGAATCCCTCCATCCGCAAGATTTGCACTTGAAATGTGCATGTTCTGGGTCAAGATTGTTGCCACATAGTGGGCATGCATCAAAAATGGCTAATGGACAAGCTTCACTCATTGATAGCCTCTTGTTTTGCTGGATTATCGAGTGAAATATCAGCATGTTCATTTAATGCACTAATAATCTCTTCTGGTTTATGTCCTTTAAGCATATATCTCTTAAAAGTGTGTGAAGGTATGTGTTTTAAACTAGAAAGCAATGATCTTGCTTGATCATGGTTAATGCCCATGCCACGAGCAGCAAGATATTTTGTAATTGGGTGAGTAAACTCTTCACCAAACTGAGCCAATGGGTGAAAACCATTTCCATGCCATGCTTCAAGCAATTCTTTTGAATCAATTCCATGTTGATAAGCCATTGCAATGTGAGCTGGCTTCATTACACTGAAACGCAATGGAGTAAAGCCAGAAGATGGTTCTAATTCTGTTGCATTGCTTTCTGGTAATGGATTTTCTTCTCTAAATTGCTTAGCTGCTGAACCTGCTGGGGTTTCACCAAAATTAATCCCAGCAGCACTACCAAGTTCAGTGGCATATGGATCTTGAATGGTATGTGGTCTAGCACTGCGATAAAAATTCTCAACTAAATAATCGTGAGGCACACCAATGCTCATTGCTCTCTTGTAATCTGCTGGTTCAATGCCAAATGCGTACGCTTCACGTAGGTCATCCATTTTAGCAGGATCCCAATCAGTGTGTTCATGTGCAGGAAATTCTGCTGTTCTTTGATCAAGAATTTTTCCAAGACTTTCTTGATCAAAATCACCAGTATTAGCGTTGTAACCTATCTTGAATGGCAAAGCAATGTCGTGATTTCTGTCCCAACCGTTAGCTTGATTGATTTCTCTCTCTTCTAACACTTCAGGTTGTGAATTGTAAATGCTAACTGGGTCTTTGCGTCCTTCACCAATATAAGTTTTAAGTTCAGTGGTTGGAGCAGGTCTACCTTCCAACTCATCTTCAGTGATTTGGTGGTCTTGCGTTAGTTGATTGAACACATTTAGTATATCTTCGTGTTTACCGTCGTCAAATGATGGATTGCGTTCGTAAAATTTCAATTTATCGTGAAGAATATGCACTCTATCGAGCGCTTCTTCTCTAGATATTGATCCTGAGTTAAATTTTAGCATTAATAAACATCCGTTATTCCATCTGTATCGTCAGAAGGAGGGTTTAGAGGTGGAAGTAAACCAGTATCTGGATCAAGACCTTCTGGTGTCAATCCTTTAATAACATTTTTAGCTTTGTTAATTTTATCTTTTACATAAACACCAGCTACACCTGGTGTTGTTTTTAACATTTGTTTAGTATTTTGTCTTTTTTTAGGATCTGTCAAAATTTTAGCTGCATTTGTAATATCGCTCATCATTGTTTTTGGCCCTTCTGGCCAAACAATATTATACATTTGAGTTAAATGGCTTCCAATCGAGTCTGATGCAACTGGGCCTGTTTTGGTAGCGTTATTTAAATTGTTATTTAAATTGCTATTAAAACTATTTTGTGTTTTGGTAGCAGAATATCTAATAGCCCACTTCATTCCAACTGTTCCTTGTACTGGAGTATTGGAATTTTCTTCTTGTGTTTTTTCTGAAGGTTTGGAACGAAAAATTTTAAAATGTGGTATATGACCAGTTTGAAGAAGTGGTGTAATAATATTCATTGCTTGGTTAATACAGTCTGTACAACCTATTTTAGCATCAATATGCCCTAGCTTACATGTCATTTGATAAGACCTCTTACATATTTTTCAGCTTCGTAGTCAGCAGCTGCTGCAGTATGTATTCCACCATGGCCTCTATGATGAAACTCACAAAGCCACTCAAGATTATCTGCGCTTTCTACCCAAGCACCTACATGATCTGGGTCTGAGATACCAGGGTAGTCTATTTCTAGCCACTTAAGGTCGACTCCGTTCTGTAAAGAGAACTCAACATGGCTGTGATGCAACTCTAGAGGTTTATCTAGAGCACATTCACTAAAATCATTACGATGCAAACCAACAGAACACTGCGCAGTGTCTTTCGTTCTGCGTCTGTAAGCGTTGAAGTCCCTGTAGTGAGGGTCTTTTTCGCGCTCCGGATGATCAGGATAGCAAATAGTATATCTATGAGTAACATTTTGCTCGTGTTCTTCGACTGACATAGTAATTATTCACTATCTACAGCAGAAAATCCATCCTGATACGTGCTATTTGTATTAATTTCTTCACTAAAATGCTTATTTACCTTAACTGAGGACATTTGTGTACGTACTTTGTCGTAATATTCTTGTGTAGTACAACCTATACAGTTGCAATTTTTTAACATAAATTATCCTTTTTAAATATATATAAGAGCGCGGGGGTCTGTCAAGTCTATTCGGTGAAAATTTTAAATTATTTTTCGGTTTTGAACACTTCTGGATTGCCTTGGATCATTTCCATAAAGTTTTCATCAGTCTGTGGGTTGTAATCAGCTTGCCAAGTTGGTGCAGAATCCACTCTAGATCGATTATTTCGTTCTGAATGATCACGAACTAGTCGGTGAACTAAACTATGTACTCTGTTGGAACGCCAGTGAGCTGAAAAAGGATCTTTTTTAGCAACATTTCCCATCTCAGCCATGTTTCCTACATCTGGAATGTCTTGTGGATAGCCTGCAAAAAATGATTCACGAACACCTGGATGCTTACTAGTAGCAAGTTTTGATAGATTCTGTGCATCAACGACGTGACTCATAGGGTTTAACTGGTTATTTATGACGTGGTGAATGTTAAATGTCTGAGTAAAATCAGGAGTTCTTGCCATTTCCCATAGTCTTACATGCATTGGATCATTACCAATTAATGCAGTATCACCCAAAGTTTCTCGAATGTTCTTCAATGTACCATTTGCAACAACATGGAATGGATCTTCTTGAGGAGCTCCTGACATAATACCAACGTATTCTTCACCATGAGAGTCTTTTGGATCAATTTCTTTTCTCTTTGTACCAAAATGTTCATGCGCGGCATCTTTAGCTATTTGAAAATATTTGCGAAGATCAGTTTCTCCAGCTTCAACAAGTCTTCTCATTCCGGTTGCAGCACCATGAGCAGCAGCTCCAGCTCTCAAGTAAACAGAATCATGTTTGTGTTGACCAGTTCTTCTGTCAGTCATGTAACGACTAGGATAAATTGCTTCTCCATTTGCATCAGTACCAATACGAATAGAATCAGAATTGACTAAAAGTTCATTTAATGAAATAGGTTGGTTGCGTCCTGGTACTTGAAGCATTAACATTCCGTAATCTGCTAAACTTGGAGTGTGAGTAGCAGTTCCTTGACCATAATGTGGTTTTTCACAACCATCACCCAAGTAGTGTGTGTGACCATTCTTGTCACCAGTAATACCCATTGTTTCAGAAACTTCACGAGGAATAAGTTCGTCAGCTATACCTTGCCATCTACCACCACATTGAGGGTTAAGACATCTTCTAGCTTGTGTACCATCTTCATTCTTTTGACCTTCAATAGGTGAACCTTGGCATCCTTCACGATAATGTTCAACCATTCTTTGGTGAGCTCGATCTGTTAGTTCACCATGTGGAGTCGATGAAAGTTCTGACCAACCTTCTAGTCCACTACCTTGCGGTGGGTAGACTTGTGTAATCTCTTTAACCTTACGCACTTTTATGGCAAGACGTTGTGAATTGAATTTTCTAACTGGTTGTTTTTTACTGTTAAATGATGGCATGTTATTCCTTGTTTCGTTGTAGCTTATCAAGTAACTTCAACGCTTTCATTTGTATAAAATCTTTTTTTGACAAAGCTTCTGGAAGCACACCATCAGTGTTTGCAAAACAGTCTCTACAAATATTATCACCATTGAATGATTTGTTAGTAAGAGGAACATTCTGACGACAGCTTGGGCAAACAGTATGACCTGGCATACCAGCATAAGGTGTAAATTCTGAAGTTATTATTTCTTTGTTTATTTCTGGGTTAACTCCACGTAGTGCTGTATAACATTCTCTACAAATAGGTTGATTGTCATCATCTTTGAATTCCAAGTATCGAAGAAATGGTTCCGTCATGGTTGAGTCAATAGTTATTCGGTTCAAAGCTTTGCAACTTGGGCATTCACCTAATAGCCTAGTATCTTGGTTGATACGTGATAGACCTTCTGGCGCTACCTTACGACGAACATCTTGTTTTTTCTCACTACCCAAAGATTGGCGGTATGCGTCCCATAGATCACCCATTATAGATCGTACCTTTGTTGTTGCTTTTGTTCTTGGTCAATTTTAATACGAACATCTTCGGGCAATTCATCCATTGGAATATAATCACCACGTTCATTTTTTGGACGCTTACTCATATCCTTTGGTTGTACGGGTGTACTGTGTTCTTCATTGAATACTTTGCGTATATCTTCTATGATATCAGAAGTTTCTGC